ACATACTAGCACATGACCTAGACAAAAAAGCACCACGAAACATATCTGTTAAAAGATTGAAGTGGTTTAGTGTAGGCAAAAAAGTCTATGAAATCAATCATTTAGAGTTAAGTGATGATATTACTTTAGTAATGTTTGAGAAAGTAAAATTTACTGAACTCAAAAAACTATTAAGTGGAGAATATAAAAACTTAAAAGTGCATAAACTTAAAGGAGAACTAAATGAGTGAGTGGTGTCAAAATAAAAAATGTCCACAGAAAAAAACACAAGGACAAATTCGTGGTAATAAAGGTAATAAGTATTATCAATCTAATAAAGCTAGTGGTTACTATGGGTATTGGTGTAGTATGGGTTGTCGTGACGTATGGTGGAATGAGCATAAAGATACTTGTATGACTGCCGTTGGTTTTATTGATAAACAAATAATACCTTTAGATGACGCTTGGTATGTAGAATATAAGTATGATTGGAGAGAAGAAATTCAAAACAGATATCATTTAATAAATAGATTAAAAGGTATCGATCAACATATACCACAACATCAAGCACAAACACCAGAGCAAATATCAGATGGTCATAGTTGGCGTACAATAGATGATGAACAAGCCAAAGAACTAGCCATACAACTTGGCTTGGCTAGTTGACATATCAATCAATATATTATAATATATAGACATCACTCAGACATCTGGGTGGTGTCTTTTTTTTAACCAACAAGAAAGGAGTACTCTTATGGATAAAAAAGAAATAAGGCTTAACGCAGGTAAGCGTAAGTCCTTAGTGTTAGACTTCCGTAGACATTGTGAGTCTATGGAGTGTGACGAAAAGACTGCATATGAGCAGTCAAAAGTTGATGCTGTCGATACTATCGATTCATCTTTCAAAGTAATGAAAGAGGTAGTTGAGAGAAAGTATCAGCTTGAAGATGTTGCAGAACTTCAGCGACTTCAGAGAAAATATAATACTGTCAATGCGACTGGCAAAGATAGTTGTTTCTTTATGAATGTTGAAGGTGTCATGCAACTAGACCAATATGGAGATGAGGAAGAAAAGCGTGGTCATTTTTCTTTTCATCTTGATGGTGGTTATAATGGTGACTCTCGAAGTAGATATAGTTCTTCTACTGCAAATCATGGCATGAACTTTGCATACGCATTGTATCGTGATGATATGAAAAGAGTAGGACTAAATCCAGATTGCAATATTGAAGCTGAAATCACTTATGAAAAAGGTGCTGACAGATACGATAGACGTAGCAATCCTTGGTTAGCTACTGCTAGGAATGACAACTCTCATTTCCTAGAGGGTAAGCAAGGTAGTCCAAACTTAATGGAAGATTGGCAAAGCAAGTATGCTCTCAATATTATTGGGAGTGGTGGTTGTCGATCTCGTGCAATACCTTGTACTGAACTTGAGTTTGCTAAATTTGAAATGATGCACCATGCTAAACAAGAGTTAGTCAAGCACCATACTGCTTGGATACAAATTGTTGTAGCAAGAGTTGATCGCTTCAAAGAGATAGTCAAAAGCATGACTAAGTTTTCTCAAGTAGAGGACTTTGCTAAGAAGTTTAACTGGACTATTGCACCAGAAATCTTAGCAGATAAAATGGGAATGGACTTAGTTATCTCTATTGATGACGCAGTTGATTCTATCATGAACATAGGTAAGAAAGCACCTAGCAGAGAAGAGAAGATTAAGGCAAGAATACTATACAATGCCCAACAATCTTCTTTGGCATCATAACAACTAACGATATGTATGGGGGTGGTATGTATATACTAACCCCCCTGCAACGACAGGGTATCATATCATAAAATGACAGAAAAAACAATGCGACACATTGACTTTAACAATAAAATATAGTAAGGTAAAACATATGGAAGTAATAAAAGAAAAGAAAGATAGGACACCAGAAGAAAATCTAGCCATAGCTAAAATACAAGTGATGATGGAAGATTCTTTTGGTTTATTAAGTAATAGTGAATCTAGTCCTGCATTACAAGATAGAGCAAAGAGATGGTTTGATAGTGCTGATTGTTCTTTGTGGTGTGATATGGCAGGTACAACCCACGATCATATTGTAAAACTATTTCAAAACTTGCAGTACAATTACAATACTGGTAAGATAACAAAAGATGAATTAAGATTTGGTATTAGAAAATTGGAGAAAAAACTATGAACATATTTCATTTACACAAAGTACCCAAAGTATGTGCTGAATATCATTGTGATAAGCATGTAGTAAAAATGATATTAGAAACTGCACAGATGTTATCAACTGCATATCAAAGACATTGTGGATTAGATGATGAGTTATATAAACCTGCATACCCTAAACACCCAATGACAATATGGGTTGGTGACTCTGTTGAAAACTTTTCTTATACTTGGTATCTAGGTACACATCTAGGATTACAATATACAAAAAGATATAGAAAGATACACAAGTCTAATTTAATAATTAATAAATTTAACTTTGATAGATTTCAAAATATAGAAAAAAAATTTCCCATAAAAAAATTTACACCACCACCACAATGTATGCCAGATGAATATAAGCATGAAGATTATATTACTGCATATAGACAATACTATGTAGGTGAAAAGAAAAGATTTGCAAAGTACACTCGAGTTGACATACCACACTTTATGTGCTAGTGTAAGTCATCATGAAAAAAATAATCAGTAAAATAAATACATGGTCATTGTATTACCGAACAGAGATTGTTTGGTTTATCATTGGCTTTATCGTAGGAGTAATCATATGAAAGTAAAAGATATAGAAAAGGAAATAGGTACACTATCTAATCCTAGTAAGATGCCCTCGTATGCGTGGGGTATACCTATTGAGTATTGTGATACAGGTAGTAAGTTAGCAAAGATAGATGGCACGATATGTAAGAAATGTTATGCAGGTAAAGGTTGCTATGTGTTTCCAGTTGTAAAAGCTATGTATGAAAAAAGATATCAAGCTATTGAAAGAATAGAATGGGTAGACTACATGGCAGAATTAATTACACAGAAGTACAAAAAGCTAGATAAATCAAGGCTTTTTCACCGTTGGTTTGACTCTGGTGATGTGCAATCTTATTCACACTTGATGAAAATATTTGAGGTGTGTGAACTTACACCACATATAAAACATTGGTTAGCTACTAAAGAATATAAAATCATAGATAAGATAGATGAGAAAGATGTACCAAAAAATTTATGTCTGCGTGTATCAGCTACAAAGATTGATGGAGCCATACCTAAGTTTTGGAAATGGACATCTGGTGTACACAGAGATAAGAAACCAATAGGTAGAGAATGCCCTGCTTATAAACAAGATGGTGAGTGTGGTAGTTGTCGTGCTTGTTGGAATAGAAACATAAAGCAAGTAAGTTATAAGGAGCATTAATGAGTCATAGAATAACAAAGAAAAAAGTAAAAACTTTTTTAACATTAAGATTTAGAAAAGAACCAATGATGATGTATGATGATACATTAGATGTAGCAATAGAAGTTATACAAGACTTTTTAAACTGTGATCCAATGGACATAGGCAAACTGCAAAGTAATACATATGACACAATATATAATATAGAAAGGGAAATAGATGATACCATATGAAATAGGAGAAAAAATAATAAACTTAATTGAAAAAGAATTAGGTGGTAAAACAAATGGACACGATGAATATCTTGAGGGAAAAGGAACACAGTTTTCTTTTGACCTAGATGGTAAATCATATAGTGTTGACTTGTGGGATGAAAGTATAATAGATAGTTTTAATCAATGACATTTGAATTTAAACACCCAAACTATTATAAAAAAATAAAAAAAGAAAACAGCTTGACAAATAAAACAAACTATGATAAGGGATTAGATAATGAAAAAATACAAAATAAGACTAACAGGACTAGGAATAGAAGCAGTAGCGATAATACCATTCGAGGAAGAACCAACAATAGAAAAGATAGAGAATAACGTAGCCTACTATTTAAATAATAATTTAATGAAAGTAGAAGCTAATGAATTTTTTAATCCAGATAGATATCTAATAACATACGAGGAAGTACAAGTTGAATTATAAACAACAACTAGCAGTAGTAGAGGGTTTATCTTTACAATCAGATATACAGACAAGAATGGATTGTCCATTCTGCAATGGTAGAAATACATTCTCTGTGGATACAACAGACGGTAATTTAAACTGGTATTGTTTTCATGCTTCATGTAGTGCCAAAGGTAAAAAACAAGGAGAAAAAAATATGCAATATGTAGAACGAGTATTTCATGGCAATCAAGAATTACATATAGAAGATGTTAATTTTAAAATACCAGACAGCTTTCAATCAATATACTCAAATGAAAAAGCTATGCGTTGGCTATCCAACAATAACTGTTGGGAGTCTTGGTCATGGGGTAGAGCAGATTTTAAATATGATGTAAAGCAAGATAGAGTTGTGTTCTTAGTTAAGAATAGAATATCACACAAGATAGTAGGTGCAGTGGGTAGAGCATTAAATAAAAATGATTTTCCTAAATGGTTTATGTATGGTAATAAAGATGTACCATTTAAATGTGGTGAGTGCAGTGATGCAGTTATTGTAGAGGATTGTCCATCAGCTTGTGCAGTATCAAATATATTAACTGGTATAGCAATCATGGGTACAAAATTAAAAGATGTACAGAAGTCACACTTGAAACCATATAAAAATTTATATATATGTTTAGATAGAGATGCTACAACAAAAGCATATGACATGGCAAAAGATTTAAGATCATCTGGGTTTGAAAATATAATTGTTAAACCATTAGAAGATGACTTGAAATACTATAACACAGAACAAATAAGGGAGATATTTTATGATAGAAAAACAAATGATTAGGCTTATGCTTAATAAAAAATTTTATACACAATACAAAGGCACATTATCTCCAACAGTATTTGCAGGAGATATAAGTTCTCTGTATGATACAATACAAAAGGCACACGAAAAATATGAGGAAGATATAAAAGTTGATGAGTTATATTCTTTGCATACTGCTATATTTAATCCTGCATTAACTCGTGCTGCAAAGGAAAAGTTTAGTGAATTAGTTGAAGACATCAAAGAAGTACAAGAGCCTAGTAAGGAGATAGCAAAAGATATTATGCGTATCTTATCTGATAGAGATCTTGCACAGAGAATAGCAGTAGAGTCTACAGAAATATTTAATGGTAAGGAAGCAAACTTTAATGAGATAGTAACCATGATAGAAAAGCACAAGCGTGGTATTGATGAAGATAAAGTTCCTGCAGTTACTCATGATATAAATGATGTGCTAACTTCTTTAGCTACAACATCAAGATGGAAGTTTAACGTACCAATACTAAAAAATAATATAGGTGGTATAGGTGGTGGTAATCTTATGATTGCATTTGCTAGACCAGAGACAGGTAAGACTGCGTTCTGGGTTAGCCTATGTGCAGGACCAAATGGTTTTGCTGAACAAGGTGCAAAGATACATGCGTTTATAAATGAAGAGCCTGCTGTTCGTACACAGATGAGAGCAATATCTTGCTACACTGGTATGACTAGAGAAGAAGTTATAGGTGATTTAGATACAGCACAATCTTACTGGGATGAAATAAAAGATAACATATCTATGTTTGATACAGTTGATTGGTCAATGGATGATATAGATGCACACTGTGAAAAACATAAACCAGATATTATTATAATAGATCAGTTAGATAAAATAAATGTAACAGGAACATATGCAAGAACAGATGAGAAATTAAGACAGATATATACTGCAACAAGAGAGATTGCAAAGAGAAGAGATTGTGCAGTGATTGCCATATCTCAAGCATCTGCTGATGCACACAATAGAAATAGTATTTCATTTGATCAAATGGAAAACTCTAAAACAGGTAAAGCTGCTGAAGCTGATTTAATTATTGGTATAGGTAAGAATACTAATTCAGATCCTTCAGATAAAACTAGAACTTTATGTGTAAGTAAAAATAAAATAAATGGTTATCATGGTGAACCCGTGTGTACCATTAGAAAGGAAATAAGTAGGTACGAAGCATGATAACAACAGTAGACGTAGAAACATCATATCAAAAAACAGAGAATGGTGGGTATGATCCATCACCATTTCATGAAGATAATATATTAGTAAGTGTAGGTTTAAACTCCTACTTTGGTGATGAGTATTATTTTACAAATCATAGTGAAAGAATAGATGAGGGATGCTATCACAAAATACAAGAAACATTAGACAAAACAACTTTGTTAGTGGGTCACAATATTAAATTTGATTTGATGTGGTTATTAGAATCTGGATTCAAATATAGTGGTAGAGTATATGATACTATGTTGGGGGAGTATATACTTAATAGAGGTATCAGAAAAAGTTTGACATTAGAGATGTCTTGTCGTAGAAGAAAGATAGGATCTAAAGATAGTGCTATCAAAGAATGGATGGACAGAGGTGTGTCATTTGAAAATATACCTGCAGAAGTTGTAGAAGAGTATGGTAAGATTGATGTACAAATAACTAGAAGATTATTTGATTCTCAAATGGCAGACTTTAAACTGCCAAAGAACAAGGGTCTATTGATGACAGCAAAGATGATGAATGAGTTTTTAATTGTGCTATCTGATATGGAAAGAAATGGTATCAATATTAATTTAGAAGATTTAAATAATGTTGAAAAAGAATTTAGAGCAGAGTTTGCATATCTAAAACAAAAGATAGATAAGATTGTATATAAACAAATGGGTGATACTAAAATTAATTTATCTAGTCCAGAACAATTATCTTGGTTAATATATTCTATGAAACCAAAAGATAAAAAAAATTGGGCTAAAATATTTAATGTTGGTATTGATAAAAATACAGGTAAAAATAAAAGAAGACCAAACTATTCTAGACAACAGTTTAGAAATCTAGTTGCAGATAATACAGAAGTAATACATAGAACTGTAGCCGAACAATGTATAGGTTGTCATGGTAAAGGTGTAATCAAAAGAATAAAAAAAGACGGTAGTCCATTTAAAAATTATAGTAAGTGTTCTGACTGTGATGGTGAAGGATATATCTATACACCAATGGCAAAGGTTGCAGGATTTAGACAAAGACCTAGAAGTGTATACGATATTGCAGAGTCTGGTTTTAGAACAGATAAGATTACATTAA